TATTCAAGGTATTGAAATTACCAAGTCTACCGGAAACGTTGAAACTCAATTGGGAACAGGCCCAGGCGGTAACGGAACAAGTTCTGAAGCATCAGCACTGGCCGCTGACCTACAACTAGTAATCGATGTTATCATCGCTGACGATATTTCAGGATTACCGACACCAACATATCCTAGTTTAGGTTGGGTTAATGCTAACATTGTTAGTGCAACAAACTCGTTAAACAGTTCTAAGGCAAGTATTATTACTAATACTAGCACATATCTAACAACAACATTTGATGCATTTTCCTACAATCAAACAAAGTGCGAACGTGATGTAAGATATATCATCGACGCATTGACCTATGACTTGTTGTATGGTGGTAATACTGCTACACGCACAGCCGCAAACGCATATTGGGTAGGTGCTGTAACACAAGTTCCAGATCAAATCTTCCAAACAAAGAAAGCATTTGAATACCTAGCAACTATTGTTGACAACGTATTATTAGGTACATCAGTTACACCAAGTCAAGACCGTGCAGTTTACACTAAAGGATCTACTTCTAGCGATGCATTTGCAGTTACAAGTTGGACTGGAAATACATTAGTATTAACAGCAACAGGTAATGCCAACGGCACTGCATTTACAGGCAAATTTACAGCACTAGATGGCACAGAACCATATGACATTTATGTCAACGGTACAAAAGTATCTGTTAGCAACACAGTTATCAGCAGTACAATTACATTAACTACTGATAAAACACTTGCTCAAACTCTAGGTGCTACAACAACTACAGCAGATGTTGTTAACGTTAGTTTCATTGAAGCATACAGTGGTGCTGGCCAAGATACTGCTACATACGGTGCTGCCAGTGCAACACAAACAGCAGCCGCAACTGCACTATTAAGCATTGTTACAAACGTAATTGAAAATGGTATCAGCGTACTACCAACAGCAGTTAACCCAGATTTAACCTGGGCAACTTCTGGATTACAAAATGCACGTCTAGAACTAGTTGCAGATCGTCAAACAATCATTGACGGGACTATCGACTATGTACAAACAACATTCCAAAACTTTGTCTACGACGAAGTACGATGCAGTCGTGACGTGGGATATATTGTTGATGCTATTACCTATGACGTATTATACGGAGGTAACAGCGCAACAGTTGACGCAGCCAACGCATATTGGATCACCTTAGACGGTAGCACATATGATACACAAGTTCCTAATCAAGAAAGCGTAACATCACTAGCCATTGATAGATTGTCATACCTAGTAGATAAAGTTGTTCGTGGTGTAACTGTTACAGACACATATCAAAACGTTGTTACACAAACTACTAGTTGAAGCAGCCACTCTAACTGACCTACTAGGTATTATCTCTGGAGTTATCGTCAACGGTATTGGTACAATACCAGCAGTTGTTGATCCAGATGTAAGTTGGGTATCTGGTGCTATTACAGCAAACTACAATGCGTTCCGTACAACAAATAGAGAAGCAATTATTGACAACGTTGTCACTTACATTGCAGATACATTTACAGGATTTACCTACAACAGTGCAATCTGTTCACGTGACACAGGATTAATTGTTGATGCAGTTATTCTTGACTTTATCCTTGGCGGTAATGAACGAAGTGTTGAAGCAGGTCTTGCTTACTACGAAGCCGGCAACACTAGCGCGGCATTGGTAGTCAGTGATCAAAGATTTGAAACAGCAGAAGCCAACAAGTATGCTAAGAAAATCTGTAAGCAAATTGTACAGAATCAAACAATTAGTCCGTTCTTCCAGCCATTAGGCGGAGAACCAACACAGGTAAAATATCCAAGTATCAGTGGCGCTGCCGCAGTTAACGATATTGAAACTTTATTCAATACTATTATTAGTATTTTTGAAGGTAATCCTGCACCAACAGTAGTAGCAAACTCATTTAATCAGATTCCTATCACTATCAGCGTTGCCGCAGGCGACTTCTATATTGATAACCCAATTATTATTCCAGATAAAGTTTCTGTGGTAGGCGACAGTCTACGTTCTGTAGTTGTTCGTCCATTGAATGCAGGTAAAGACATGTTCCGTATTCGTAACGGTGCGTACATGACAGGCTTTACATTCCGAGACGGTCTAGATGAAAACCTAGTTCCTAACTATACATTTAACTGGTGTGTAGCATTCGACGATCCAACAGACGACACAGTTGACCGTTCTGGTTATTTTGGTTTACGTAAAAATAAACCACAGATTTCTTTATCACCATATATTCAGAACTGTTCTATTATTTCCTTCTTAGGTGGTAACGGTATCTGGGTCGACGGTAACAAGATTGTTGATCCTAACATCAGTCCTCCAGGATTTGAAATTGAACAAGAAAACCCAGTAGATGGTCCAACACCCCCACAAGGTAAGTCTATGGTTGCTAACGCATTTACCATGGTTTCCTTCGGTGGTACAGGTTGGTTATGTAGTAACGACGGTTATGCGCAGATCGTGTCCTGTTTCCAGATTTTCTGTTTGAACGGTTCATATACACAGTCAGGCGGTTACCTATCTATTACTAACTCTGCTACAAACTTTGGCTTGTATGCGCTACGTTCAAGTGGTTTCAGTCCAAACGCATTTGAATTTGATAAGGGCTATGTTGCAGCCACAGGTAGTAGTGGCGGAAGAATTACACTGACTACATTAGGTACAGAACGAGTACCAGTTCCACAGTATGTTCTGAAATTCCGTAATGCAAGTACAAATGCTGACGTAACTAGTAACTTTAAAGTTGCAAGTACTGAAATTAGTTTTAACTCTAATGCGTTCGATGCTATTGCAGATCGTACAGGCACTATTACTAATATTGCAGGTAGCGGTCCTTACACAGCAACATTGACAGGTGTTAATACCGCAGGTATTACTACCGGTAAGTATTTGACTAAGACTGGTGGCGACGGTACACTAGGTAGCGTAACAACAGTTACAGCAGTGAGAGCAGGTGCTAACGAGATTGATATTTCTAGTAACGGCGTTATTGTAGCCGGCGCATTGCCATTAGAATTTGCCGTAGGTGGCGCAGTAAACACTATTTCTAACTTGATTACTTTACCTGATCACGGTTTGTTAAACGGTGACAGTGTTTACTACTATGCAGACTTTAACGTTCCAGGTAATACTAGCGTTTTAGGTCTAATCGACAACGGTATCTATTACGTTAAAGTTATCAGCGCCAACACAATTCAGTTGTTCAACGACAACGGCCTAGCATATCCAACAGATATGCAAACTGGCGGTACTGGTACACATCGTATTGCTAAAAACGTTGAAGAATTCTTCGTTGAAACAATTGAAACTAGCCACAACAGTTATCAGACATTGACATTGCCACCGTCAACGCCAGACTACGTGTTTGCTGTTGGTAGCGAAATTCAAGGTACAACTGGCGCATTTACAAACAATGCGTATGTGTTAAGTTGGAATACTACAACTAGAGAACTTGTTGTTTCTAACGAATTGACTACAATCGGTGAAGAGCAACAACGTATTAAATTTACCGCATTAAGTACAATTTCAGCAGACCAAAGTACATATACTGCAATCCCTGTGTCTTCAGTAGAAGATCGTTCAGATCTTTACACTGCTAAATTTAAAACAAATTCAACACGTACAGCAAGTCAAATTCAAAACCCAAGTGGTGCTATTGGATTCAAGTGTCACTTCCATCGTCCAAGTGTGTTGAACAGTTCTTCACATACTTGGGAATATGCAGGTTCTGGTACAGACTATAATGCTTTACCACAGAACGGTGGACAGACAATTCTTGCTTATCAGCAGTTCACAGAATTGCCAGGTCGTGTTTATACTTCGGGTACAAACGAACTTGGTGACTTCTTAGTTGGTGACTTTATTAAGGCTGAGAACAACACTGGTAAGATTACATTCCGTACTGAAGTTACTGTTGGACAGTTGAATGTACTACGACTATCATTGTCTAGTATTGAAATTAGTGCTATCAGTAACGACACCGGTCTAGGTGATAATGAAATTGGCGGCGCAAGCGATACACGACTAGCAACACAAAAGGCTATTCGTAGTTTCATCAACAACAGATTAGGTAACGTGCTTGATAAGAACGTTTCTACTAACGCAGTTGCTGGCGCTCTTGTTCAATTGAACAGTGCAGGTCAAATTAACGTCGACTTGATTCCTCCACTACGTGGTGTAACAACATACTCTACAACAGAGTACGGTGGACGTTTATTACTAAGCGAAAAGATTCCTACAGTTGAAGTATTCAACGGTGATAACGCCAGCGAGACTTATCAACAACAAACTCTAACACTAACCGGTGGCACATTAACCGCAGTTGTTGGAGATTTAATTACACAAAACGGAACAACTGGTAGTGGTTATGTTAAAGAAGCAGTCACCGGTGGAACAACTGTAACACTATATGGTGTAACAGGTACATTCACTGAAGACAATGCCGCACAAACTATTCGTAAGAATGGTACAACAGTAACAGGCGTTTATCCAAGTGGATTGACTGCTGTTGCTGAAATTGTTGACAACTACTTCTTGAATAACGACACAAGCAGTCAGTTCTTGATTCTAGATGGCCCAGGCTATGACTTTACAGTTGGTAATACAATTACCAGCGCAATTGGTCTTGCACAAGGTGAAATTACAGAATATCGTGAAGGTGTTTTATACGGCTTGAACCTAAGTTCATTGCTTGGCGGTAGTAACTATACTCCTACAAGTGGTAGCCAAACATATCTAAATGTTTCTCTAACTAACGTCAGCGGCAGTGGTACAGGCGCAAAAGCAGATATTACTGTTACCAACGGCGCAGTCACAGACGTTACTATCCGCAGTGGTGGTAGCGGGTATGCATCTGGCAACGTACTAAGTGCAAGTGCAAGTAACATCGGTGGCACAGGTAGTGGATTCCAAATTACTGCTAACCGTGCAGATACAAGATTGTATGTTGACCTAGTTGGAAGTAAGACTAAATTTAACGCTACTAACGCCGTTAATGATTACTTTGAAGATAACAATGCTCCGGTAGTTTCGATTACTAACCTTTCTACGTTCTCAACATTCAGTTTTAGTGGAAATACAGACGTTAATACTGGCACTGGTAATATTATCCTAACAAGCCACGGGCTAACTAACGGTGATATTCTACAATACAGCAACCAAGGTAATACAAGTATCGGTGGGTTGACCAACAACCGTGCATATTTTGTTAAAGTTATTAACTCAAATGCAATCCAACTATATACAAACTATGCGTTGAACCCTGCAGATCAAGTTCTAATAACAGCAACATCTACAGGAACTCATACACTAACACGCAACACTGTAAGTATTGGATCAACAAGTCTAAGTTTCTTATACAAGGCCGCACACGGATTTAATACAGGTGATGCAGTATACGTAGAAGGTTCTGATTTGCCAGCAGGATTAACCGCTGATTCTTACTACTTTGTTGGTAGCGTAAGCACAAATACATTTACACTCCATACTTCTAGAGCAAATGCACTGGCAAGTACTGGTGGTACAACAACAGGTAAAATTACATTTACTGATGTAGGCAGCGGAAGTGCTACATTTACAGTTCAAAACGTTGCGTTCACAGGTACAGTAAATGACAGTAGTAAACTAGCCAATAACTGGGGTACTGTAAGCGTAAGCAGTTTAGATGCAAGCAACATTGTATCTGGTGTATTTGCTACAAGTCGTCTAGCAGGTACAGGAACTGCTAACACACAAACATTCTTGCGTGGTGACAGTTCATGGAGTTTTGCCGTACAAGGTATTCGTAAGAATGCAGGAAGTTCTATCAGTTTAAGTGGCGATAGTTATGCAGACGGCGGCGACACTGTTTACTACAATCAGCCAATTCTTGACGTTGATAAAGTAGATGGTGACGGTGGTACACCTAACTTTACAAACGCTGGTGTTGCGGCATTTGACAAGAGTCAGTTTGCAGTTGGTAAGCCAACTAACATTCCAGCAGACACTGGTAACGTAAGTATTAAACCAGGTGTTGTTGACGCAGGTTTCTTAGGCGGACAACCAGGAACATACTACACTAACCCAGATAACTTGAGCAAGGCTGTGCCAATTCTAAAAGGTGGTACAGGTCTAACAACTTATCTAGAAGGTGACATGCTTTATGCAGGTGCCGGCGGCTCTCTAACACAGTTACCAATCGGTGGCGTTAGTAGCGTTTTGAGTTCTAACGGTGCTGTTCCAAGTTGGACAAGTAACTTGACACTTGCTGGTGGTGTAACTGCCGGTAACGGTGTATTCAACAGTGATGTAAACAGCACAAACAGCACTAGTGGTTCTCTACAAGTTCAAGGTGGTGCAGGTATTACACGTAACTTGTTTGTTGGCGGTAACTTAACTGTTAGCGGTGCTATTAACTTTAACAGTTCACTAAGTATTACTGGTGATGATGCTGTTATTACACTAAGTCCAGGCGGAGCAGGTACTGTAAGTATTCAGCCTGCTGGAGTAACAACAATTGGTACATTGGGTGTACAGACAACATTAGTTGGCAACCTAAGTGCTACACAGAACCAGCAAACTATTAACTTTAGCCCAACTGGTACAAACAGTGCTATTACATTGAATAGTGCAGGTACATTAACTCTTGGCGCAGCCGCTGCCGGTGGTATTAGTGTTACTACAAACATTACCAGCGCAGGCGATATCGCAGTCAACGGCGGTGATATCACAACAACAGCAACAACATTTAACTTAGTTGATACTAATGCAACTACAGTTAACTTTGCTGGAGCAGGTACTGCAATTACAATTGGTGCAAACGGTACTGGAACAACAACAGTTCGTAATAACCTAACAGTCAGCGGCGACCTAACAGTCAGCGGTACTAACACTACTATCAATGCAACCGCAGTAACAATTAGAGATAATGCAATTCAATTAGCCAACGTGGCTACACCAACTAACGCAGTTGCCGACGGTGGTGGTATTATCCTAAGAGGTACAACTGACAAGACAATCTTGTGGGATGTAACTAATACTAACTGGACACTAAGTGAACACGTTAATATTCCAACAGGTAAAGCCTTTAAGATTAATAACACTAACGTACTAACCGGTACAGGCTTAGGTAGTGGTGTTATTAGTTCTAGTTTGACTAGTGTTGGTACATTGACTAATGGTACTTGGAACGCAAACGTAATTGCTGGTCAGTACGGTGGTACTGGTGTTGCTAACACAGGCAAGACAATTACTCTAGGTGGTAACTTAACTACTTCTGGTAGTTTCAACATTACACTAACAGCAACAAATACTTCTAACGTTACATTACCAACAAGTGGTACACTAATTGGTACAAACGATACAGGTACTGTTTCTAACAACATGTTGGCTGGAAGTATTCCAAACAACAAGTTGGCAAATAGCAGTATTACTCTAAACGGCACACTGGTTAACCTAGGCGATGCTGTAACAGTTACAGCCAACTTGGCTAACAACTTGACAGTTGGTACTGGTTTACAGTACGATAGCGGTACAACATTCAACGGTGGTGCGGCACGTACAATCAGTATTACCAGCGCAGTTGCTACACTAACAGGTACTCAGACATTTACTAACAAGACATTTACTGACAGTTCTACATTGTTCCAAGACGACGTAGACAACACCAAGAAGATGGCTTTTGACGTAAGTCTTGTAAGTGCTAACACAACACGCACACTAACAGTTCCAAACGTAAGTGGTACAATCGTTACTACAGGCGATACTGGTAGTGTAACTAACGCAATGTTGGCTGGTAGTATTGCTAACGCTAAGTTGACTAACAGCACAATTAGTGGTGTTGGCCTAGGCAGCAACTTGTTTAGTTTAACAGCAGGTTCATTCCTAACATGGAGTGTTGGTACAACTTATAACGGTAGTGCCGCAAGTACACTAGCAGTTAACGCAACCAACGCTAACACAGGTAGTACAGTTGTTAGCCGTGATGCTTCTGGTAACTTTAGTGCAGGTACAATTACTGCTTCACTAAGTGGTCTAGCAAGTGCCGCAACTAACATCCGTGTAAGTGCTACAGACTATGCAGGTAATACTGCAAGTAGTGCCAATACTGTTGCTCTACGTGATGGTTCAAGCGACATTTATGCTAACTTGTTCCGTGGTACAGCAACAACAGCACGTTACGCTGACTTGGCAGAAAACTATTTAGGTGATGTCAAGTATGAAGCAGGTACTGTTGTTATGTTTGGCGGAGATGCTGAAGTAACATTGGCTACAGACGGTACACGTAAGGTAGCAGGTGTTGTTTCTACAAATCCAGCACACTTGATGAATGACGGACTAAAAGGCGAAACTGTAGTTGCTCTAGCACTACAAGGTCGTGTGCCATGTAAGGTAACTGGTAAGATCCGTAAGGGCGATATGCTAGTTGCCGCAGGTAACGGACACGCTCGTGCAGAAGAAGATCCACGCTTAGGCCAAGTAATTGGTAAAGCATTGGAAGACTTCGATGGAGAGAGTGGAGTTATTGAAGTAGTGGTAGGACGTATGTAAAACAAAAAATGCCCCGAAAGGGGCATTTTTTATATCAAGTCAACAATATCAAATACTGTTTGCAGTTTAGTTCTTATAGTCTTGTTTGAAAAACTTGACCTAAGTCCTTGATGCAGTGGTTTAGGCGCACCGTCTATAGTACACCACGTCCAGCCTTGATGTTCTGTGCTGAGAATAGGAATAAATTCTTCTTCTATAACACAAAGGTAAGTGTGAAAGTTAAACACACTATCATTACTAACAAAGGTTTCTAAAGGAATAGTTTTTATGATAGATGGAGAACTGCCAATTTCTTCAACGATTTCTCGCTGTAGTCCTTGCCATGCAGTTTCTCCTTCGATGTTTGTACCGCCAACAAGTCCCCAGGTACCCTGATGTTTACCTGTGGCTTTTTGTAATAGTAAAATACGTTTTGTTGACTTGGCGTAGAACAATGCGCCTGAACAAACAATCTGATCTTTCATGAAAGTACTTATTTAAAGTACAATCTTCCAAGATCCTTTCTGATACTCGCCTTCGAATGCTCGAGTCCACTCACTGTCTTCGTACTTGTATTGCACCCCAGTTCTTAGATTAGTAATGTAAACAATTTGTTCTATACTTGCGGCTGCTAATACGATTTCCCAAGCAGTTCCAGTCCACTCAATGATATCATTAGCCTTGGCATTAAAGTTGCCCCAGGCATCTGTTGTGGTGTCAATGTCGTTTAAAATTAAGTAACGAGGGTTTCCGGTAACTATTCCAGGATTAAAAGTTTCTGGGTTTATAATAGCATCAACGTTTCCTCTAGTGATACCTGTTGTGTCTCCTATGATTGGAGTATTGGTGTTATAGGTATCTTGGTCAAAGTTGATTACTAGTTTAGTTTCGTCTGCTGGATTTATTGCTAATGTTCCTACTATGAAGTTTCCATTAGTTTGTTCTAAGAAAATTTGACTGCTACCAGCACGGAATTTGCCAGCATACTGATCTAGCAAAATTCTCCAGTTTAAATCTTGTCCAGTTTTCTGCCATGCTTCTGCCGCATCGTCGCTGAGTGCTATAACAGCAGTTTTCGGATCTAATAATTCTGCATTATATTGACCTGTATCTTTGTTGTAATGAACAAAAATATCAAAGCCGCCAATGTTGATTTTTTCTGTAACATCTAAGTCATATGTTTGATCGTGTATGTTCATGATAATGTCATGAATAACACCTAGTCGTTTGACTTTAGTCGGAGGACTGATATAGATAGGAGTTTCGAATGTTATACTAGCAACATCAATTTCACTGTCAACACCTGCAGGAATGGTCCTACCAGTGAAAGAAATATTAGTAATTTCTAAAACACTGATACTAGTCCAGTCTACAAAGTTATCTGTAGTCTGCAATTCTAAACTAGGATTGAACAACATTAAAATCTGCTCCATGATTTGTAATTTCATGTCAGTGTTTGTTGCCCAAATATCTGCCTTAACCTGTAGTTTATAAGGTGTAGGCATTAATCGTTCTACAGTATATCCATTACCTTGTGTATTTGAATATCCTACAAAATCGCCTGCGGTATCGTAGAGTTTTTCTCGTTCTCTAATGTGTACTTTGCTAACGTGAGTAGCATCTGCTAGACGTGTTCTATCTAACTGTAGGTCTGTGATATAAACAGCAATTCTTGGGGCACTAGATACTTTGTTCTCACTGTTATCTTTAATAATACTTGCAACTTGTCTAGTTAAGTCTCCGTACATTACAGGCACAGTGGTCTGCTTACCATCTAGGCTTTGATATTTAAAACCACTAAGCATACGGACAATCTGTCCTACATAGCGTCTTATTTGTCCGTCATAAAACCATTGCATAATTATTCGTCCGCTGTGGGTTTGAGTTTGCGCAGAGCCTTGCTAAGACTTTGACGTTGTTCAACAACTTGATCATATACAGTCCAACGTATTACAGTACTTGCTAAAATTGGATGATTAACAGTGAATGCTAAAAAGCCGTTGGATTCTGATAGTGTAATATCTATGGCACGACTTTCTTCATCTAACCATACCTCAACAACCATGTTAGGTTGTTTAACAATATTTGTTAATATATAGAAAGAGTCTGTGCTCATATAGAAGTTTACAGTACTTTCTCCTGTGGTAAAATCTGGATTTTTATCAAGATCGACCATTATAGTATCGCTGCCAACTTTACTAATACCACTTAATTTATCGTTATTGATAAATGATGTTTTTAGTGTTTGACGATCATCTGTGTTACTTAGTGTCATGCGTACATTGTCTTCTTGCTTGACCCATTTAATACCGTTCCATCTAAACAATCTATTAGGCAAATAGTCTGTACGTAAAAATGTGTCACCGTCTACTGGGCTTCTTGGGAATTGAATACCAAATCCGAACTGGCCAGAATCTAAATTAGGAGGTATCCCATCCCCAACTAAGTACCCTTGATACCCGTCTCTTACAGGAGCCACAGTAGTTTGGCTGGCATTTAGCACACTGGCAACATTAGAGTCGGTGTCAGCAGTTAATAAAGAAGGACGTCCATTCTCGTTAGTAGACAGTGTAAAGAAATGTGTAGTGTCAAAGCCACTTAATCCGGCATCCGCTTCTGCTTCTGCAACAACGGCATTGCCAATCTGCATTTCTTTTTCGTAGGTACTTAAAATATCTTTTAAAGTATTATCTTGATATAACGACCAG